GCCATGATTTCTGCTTCAACGTCAATACCATGTTGGCTTTGTGCGTCTTGAGCAGCTTCGAATGTCCAACGTGCTTGCAACTTACGTGACTTAGCTTCAACAGCTTGACGCAAGATTTGTACGCTGATTTGCTTACCACCGTTGCCTTCTAAGGCAGCAGTATTAGCACCACGGTAGCTATTTGCAACAGAAGCGTCATTCTTAACTGTAGAATATGCTTGTGCAATCTTGAATGGTGACAATGCTTCTTCACCAGCTGTAACAGAAGTTTGAGCTGCTGATTGGTCGTCAAGACCTTGAGCATAACGTACACGCAGAGTATGGATTTGACCAACTGGACCTGTCATTGGCTGAACGCCTACCAACTCGTTAGCGATAACAGTTGGCATTACACGACGGATAACTGGAAGAATAACACGGTTAAGTGTTGCTACGTTACCAGCAGTTGTTGTACCAGCAGCAGATTCTGCCAATAATGCTTTTTTAGTGTTTTCTAAGATAACACCCATAGTTGAGCGGCGAGTACCTTTTAAACCTTCTAGCAGGGTATCTTTGGTCTCGTCCCAACGGCTTTCTAATAGAACTTGTGACATTTTTATAATCTCCTAATTTTTATGTCTTGTTTAGAGCCCTGCCAAACGTCTAATGTCGATAACGTTATCACGTCCTTCGGCTTCAACTTGTTTGATGGCAGTTTTATCCCCAGTTACTTCTTTAACTGATTCAGAAATCATAGACTTTGCAGCCTTCTTTTCTGCGCCAGTACTGAGCACTGCTGGTAGATACTTATCGAAAGCAGACTGCAATTTTGCAGTTTGTACGCTTTCTAGTAAGTTACGCATTACTGTTGCTTTTTCCTCATTTAGAGTACCTAGCAATTCATCCATAGCTTTTGTACGGCTATTAGATTCTTTGATAAGACGAACTTCACGTTCTTTGCTTTCCACTAATTTCTTAGCTTCAGCGATTTGTTTTGTAGACTCAGCTAATTGCTGTTCTTTTTGAGCTAATGCAGTCATTAGCTTGCGTGTCTCGGCTTTCTCATTTAAGTGAGTGGCAGAGAATTCGGTTGCGAATGATTCGAAAATACGGCGACCAAAATCGTTTGCACGTGCAGTCTGGATATCTTCTTTCAATTGTGTCAATTCACCCTTTAGATGTGATGTAACAGCTTCGTTCACACGTTTAGCAGATTCGGCAACAAATTTTGCCTTCAATGCTTGTAGTTGTGAGCGACCTTCTGCAACTAACTTGACCTTAGCTTCAACAACAGCTTGTTTGTCTTGTGAGAATTCTTTGATTTCACGTGCCAAAGCAGAAACAACGAATTGCTCTAACTTTTGCTGACTTTCTAACTGTAGTTTACGTTCAGCACGTAGTTCTTTGATTTCTTCTGATAAGTGTTTTACCATAAAATCATTGAACTTGCTAACGCTTTCACGCAATTTTACTTGCGCTTTTACACGGTCTTCATTCATTGCTTGTCTTTCAGAGTTGAATTCTTGAATTTCAACTGATAGACCTTCTGTTACCATTTTATCTAGGGCGTCGACCATAACTGATTTATCATGCTCGTAACGTTGTGCAAATTCATCACGTAGTTCAGCACGAACTTGTTCTCTAGCTTCATTCAACTTAGATTCCCATGCTTCATTCAAAGCACTAGAAGTTTCTTCACTAATAAGACCAGATTCAAGCAATGGTTTGATAGCATCTAACATGCTGGTATCCCCTTATTTAATTTTGAGATCCTTGATGAGGCGAGTTACTTCCTCTTGCAGGTATCTCTGTACTTTTTTGTCTTGTTGTGCGTCTTTTGCAATATCCAACATTCTATGACCATGACGCATATTCATCATTCCTTCATAAATTGCTTTAGGATAAGCATTAGGAGCACTAGGTTGGGCGACAATATCAACCGTGACTATTTCAAAGTCACTAACTCTACCGTCCAAGTCACTCACGTTACCGCTACCACGACTTGAAACGCCTAGCTTTACACCACTCTCCAACATTGTAGACACTAACTGTCCCATTGGAGTTGGCAAAATCTTTAACTTACCGAAACCGTTTGGTCCATCCATCCACATTTGAGTAATCATATGTGATACGCGGTCTAAGTTGATTTTTAAATCATCTGGGTGGTCGACTTCACCTAGAACTGAGTTGCCTTCTTGTATTTGTCTATTAAGAGTTTCGACAGCATTTTCGATTTCAGACACAGGGTAAAC